TAAATCTTACCGGGATCCTCTTGATAATATCTGGAGGAAGTTCAGAACATTTCCTGCCCCATTGCTTTTCAGTATATCCCTTAATAAGGATCCTATATATATCAGTACCAACTAGTTTAATGGCTTTTTCCTCAAGGGTCCTGGGGTCATTCTGAATAAGGTCTGATTGCCTCTTTATAATCTTTTTAGCCATATTAGGACTATTAATACCCCATAACGTGGTGAAGGTGTACATATTAAATGGTAGTGAATATATATTACCATAATAGTTAGCAATAGGAGAATTGATGAAATTGTTGAATTTAGTAAACTGATTAACATACTTCCAGACATTTTCATTGTTTGTATGAAATATATGTGCACCATATTTATGAACCTTTATTCCATCTCTCTTTTCAGTATAAGCATTACCTGAAACAAAAGAACGTTTATCAATTACAAGAACCTTTTTGCCTCTTAAAGCCATCTGTTCGGCAAAAGTTGCACCAAACAAACCTGCTCCTACTACAAGGTAATCATACTTCATTTTCTTTCCCCTTTCCCCAGTTATTGAATGAAGCAATTTCCAAAATAGCTAAAATATTTTCTGAAACAATCTTAAGAGATTCATCAGGACTAAGATTATTAGCAATAGCATAGTCACATATTTTAGTAACTACTGCAGTTATTAATCCTTCATCATCTCTTCTATTTACTTCAACCTTTTCAGATTTTTCTGGGTGGTTATCTGACCATTTTTGAACTGCTTCAATACGTTCTTGAGTAAGATTATTTATATCTCTACAATCTTTAAACCTAGATAGCGGGCAATTCGGACAATCATTTGCTCCACACATTCTCTTCATTTCGTGTACACAATCAATAACTTTTGAACAATCGTATTTACTCATTTGATTAATCTCTCCTTTAATCTCTTCCAAGAACTTTTGAATATTTGTTATTTAAAACTTTACCCATTCCTCGATTGTAACAAGCATCTTTCATTGGACAACTTTCAGCCCTCTTACAAGTATATGAATTACAACCTTCACAACGTCTTACAATTTTATGCTCATCCAAAAGCTTTTGTTTAAAGTATTGAACCTGTTCACATCTTTCAATAAATGGAGCAACTATACTAGGGTCATATTCCTTGTAGAAAACCTTAAATTCTTGTGTATTTTTATCATCGCAAAGAACAATACCCTGATGAATTCCGGTCAAATACATATAGAATTGTAATTGTTTTTCACCACTTGGATGGCCAGTCATTTTCTTAAACTGGAATGTATTAACTGATTTGATTTCAACAACTATCTTCCCAAATCCTGGAACATCAATTATTGCATCTGGAGTAAAACTTACTTCATAATTCTCACACATTCTTGTGAAGTCCATATCTTCAGCTTTACCATAGCCAGCTCTTATAAATAGTCTTTGCCATTTTTCATGGATTGCATTACCTTCAGCAAATATCCTCATCAAAGGAACTTGTATTTGTTCACCCTGAAGTTGCTTATAAATAAGACTCAAAACCTGCTGTCTTATACAGAATGAATTATCTGATACGATCATTGCTGAAGCATGTAATCCGACTCTTTCTTGAGTTTCAGCACCTCTTGTCATTACTTGCTTTACAAACTTTGTTTCTTCTTCAATATTCTTATCAAGATAGAACATTTTATTGAAAATTTTTTCGATCTTTGATTCAATTGAAGTTTGAATTTTTGTATTGTTTATACTTGCATTTTTCTTTATTTCACTTACTATTCCCATACAAACCTCTTAAATTAATTTATTGGCTATATCATCTTTTGTATATTCACCAGATATCGTAACCAACTTTTCGATACCAGAATTAAGAATCATTCTTGCACATATTGGACAAGGTTCACAATTAACTAAATGAATCCAGCAAGGATAAGAATTAGATGGATCCAATGAATTTATTTCATCTCCAGCTAAATACATTGTAGCACCAATCATATCTTTACGACTAGCGGATAACATTGCATTTTGTTCAGCATGAACCGAATGACAATCAGAATAATCTCCTGAATTGTGAGGTTTTGATAACCTGTTACATTTTCCCTTATCACAACAATTATCCAGACCTCTAGGGGATCCATTATAACCTGTTGCAATTATCTCATCATTCTTAACAATGATACAACCATACCTACGTTTTAAACAACTACTTCTTTTTGATACTGCTCTTGCAATATTCAAATAGTATTTTTTCTTACTAACCCTTTCCATTTTAATTTTACCTCCTACGGAAGCATCCTCATGATATCACAAAAGCCAAGAAGCATACAGACTAGAAGGAATGCTGCAACCATTACAGAGAAGATCGTTATCAACTTACAGACTAGGATCATCCTTCTTTCCTCCTTAAGCTCCTTGTTCTTCTTAGCTCTTTCATTCGAAAGTCTAAAAAACTCATTTGCAGAAACATCTTCATTAAGATATCTAAAATACTTCTTGCTCATTTTAATTTACCTCTTTCATTTAATTTATTCTTTACAAGCTTTACCTACATGACCTGCAGATTCCTTTGAATCAGTTGCTTTAAAATATGCTCCTTCTTTTTGAGGAAACATAAATTCAAACATCAAGTAGTTCATTGCATCTAGCAAATATTCTGTGTTACCAGTTTTATTGTATTTTTCAACACATAAATCAGAAGATTTAATTGCATCTACCAGTTTTTCTCCAAAGTTTATTCTTGCTGGACCATATTTATGGAAAGAAACCTCTACTCGGTTTTTTCTCATCTTATCTACTTCCTCAGAGTATTCTCTGGAAAGTTCAAAATTATCATTCATCATCATCGTCCATAAACTCCTTTGGAATTCTTTTACCATACTTAGCAGCTTCAGCCTTCATCATTTCTTTTCTGATTGCTGGAACATCATCAAAAGAAACAAAACCTCTTTCAAAGATTAATGGGATTTCACATTCACCCATTGGATTGCAAACCTTTGATTTAACCACCTTGCACTTCATTATCATTCCAATCTTTTTGGAATTAGCTGAATTTCTTGGATCTTTATTCGGAATTTCAATCCACGCTCTTCTTGCTACTTGAATACGTAAAGAACAAGCATGTTTTAATTTCCTGCCTCCCGGTGTATCAGTTTTTTCACCAAACATTAAAGCATTCATCTTATCTCTTACCTGATTTATGAAGATTAATGTTGTTCCTGTTACTTCAATAATTTCCTCTGCTACCGGGAGATATTTATTCATAAGTCTTGCAACTCCACCAATTCTTTGTTCCTCGATTGAATCCTTCTCAACAGACTTAAGAACCTTTTCTGCATCATCTTTAGGAACCATACTAGGAACCGAATCTATACCAATCAATGGAATTCCTGCTTTAGCAAACTTAATGCTCTTGTTAAATGCATCTTCACCATATTTGGCTCTATAGATAAGCATTTGTTTTGGACGATTACCAAACACCTTAGCTCTTTCTGCATCAAATGTTCCTTCAATTGGAATATCAAGACATAAATCATGAAGTCCACAAAGATGATACATTAGAGTAGTTTTACCTGAACTTTCAGGACCAAATATTTCAACCACTCTACCTTCTGGCATTCCACCCCCGATTATGTTATCCAGTTCCTCAATTCCAGTTGACCAACGTTTGATATTTAGATTAGCGTGTTTTGATCCGATGGAATAAATGGATCCTTCCCCTTCTTTTTTATTGATTTCATTACAAAGCTTAATAATTTCAGCTTTATTTGTTTTTGCCATTTTATCGACCTCATTTGTTCTTGTAATAACCCTTTACAACATTTTCCCACTCATTCTTAGGAATTCCACCACAGTCATACTTTTCTTCGAGATTATGATAACATTGAGTAAGATAACGTTTATCATGCCAACCAGCAAATAGATCACAATATGGTACAAACGTCCAATAAGATGGACCACAAAGATATTTTGTGAACTTATCGATATCTACCTTATAACCTCTACGTTCCATTTCATTAGCAACCAGCATTGAATAGGTTGCAAAATGTGACAAGGGATAGTTGAGAATTTTGTTTACCAACAGGTGATTTGGAGTACCATTAACCTTAATGTTTCTTGCTATACAACAGCATTCCCTCCATTGTGATAACAACTGTTGTCTTGGTAAGCTTTCAATTAAATCCTTATGCCAAAGTCTCATTTTTAATTTACCTCCGTAATATTGTTGTTTTTGTATTTTTATTATATTTATATTATATCACAACTTCTTTGGTTTGTAAATAGGTTTTCAACAATTTTAACAAATTATTTACAATTAAAACATCAAATAAAATATGCCGGCTTTTAAATCACCGGCATAAATTTATATATTATTCTTTATTCATTTTACCACATGGTTTATACTCTGGGCAAAAATGGTGGGAATACCTCATGCATTGTGGTACCAATTCAGACTTAAACTCTGGATTTGTTTTTAAAACCTCTTCTACAATTAATTTCATTACTTTCCTTGTAGTTGGATCTGCTTGGTTGCATAACCTTCGATTAGCAATATTTATTAGCTCTTCAGCATTGATATCCATTATATGGACTACAGGAACTGATTGTTTGGCTTCCTCTCTATCATACTTTTTCTGCCTGTCATTTCTTTGGGTTGATACGTAATGTTCTACACCAAACTTATGACGAACGAAATGTACAGATACATAATAAGGAATTTCCATTTTTATGGTAAACATTAAAGTCCTGATAGGAGAATGCCTTGCTCGAAGGATCTTAACCTTCCAATCTTCAATAACATCTCCTGTCCAAGTTTTACCAATAGTATTCATTGCAAGCATCTTACAACGTTCCCAATCTTTATCTGTGGGATGCCTTAAAATTGTTATATTCATTATATCACCTCTGCGCTCTTGCATATAAACTTGAATTATACTTTGTGACTCTTTGCAAATATTTCTTCTTATTGAAGTTTAAAGCTCCTGCTTCATCAAGCAAAGATATTACTCTTGAAGTTACTGTCCTACTTTTACATCTATCATAAAAATTATCATAAGAAGTAAAAATACCATTTGCTTTTCTTTCATCTAAGATAAACTTGGCAGCCTTTTCACCTACACCCTTAATTGAACTAAGTCCTTGCTGAAGGATTTCATCACCTTCAAATTTTCTTAAACTTGTTCTTTCTTCTGAATAGTTAACATGAGGTAAAAATATTATTGCACCATCTTCAACAGCTAAAGCACAAAACTTTGCAGTATCTTCATCTGATCCTGAATATTTAAGTTTTGAGAACCAATACAAAGTAGGATAATATACTTTATAAAACATTTCCTCAACACTTATAAGAGCATATCCAACGGCGTGTCCTTTGTTAAATGTATAGTTCAAGAATTTATCGAATAAGTCTTTTGCTTGAACACTATCAAGACCATACCTACTCATACCCTTAATAAATATTTTTAAGAAACTATCATAATATTTTGCTAAGAGTTCTCTTGATTTTAAGGAACTAGGATCGTCCATTTTTCTTAACTTATCCGCTTGGTTCCAATCCAGTCCACCATACTCAACAGCAATTGCATTCACCTGCTCCTGATACAAAATACAACCAAATGTATCATCAATATACTTTGAATAAACTGGTTTGTCCTTCTGCTCTGAATAAGTTAATTTTGACTCAGCATATATACTTGGAATTCCTTGGCTAAGAGGACCTGGTCTATTCATAGCTGATGCTGCAACCACGTCATTAAATGTATCAATATGAATATCCATCAGAATCTGTTGAGCTGCCTTTTTATCATACTGAAATACTCCTGAACATTTACCCTCATTAAATGCTTCAAGAATCTTTTTATCATTTATGATTTTTTTATAGTCAGGTTGAATGTGAGATTTTTCTCTTAAGTCCATTATAGAACTAAGTGTAGATAAGCCAAGCAAGTCATATTTAATAACTCCACATCTTTCAAGGTCAACCAGATTATAGCTTGAGAAATATTTATCACTTTTCTTATCGTATCTAATTGCCGTATAATAATAAATATCCTTTTCTGATATTGCAACACCTGCTGCATGAGTACCAAGATATTTTACCTTATTATACATAAAACAAAAAGCATTGAAGAATCTTGGATATATTTTGTTCAGACGAATTACATCCGGATCCTTCATCAGTTCATTAAGATCAATTTGCTTTTCTTCATTTTGGTGTTTATTAATAATTTTCTTGATGATAGCAATCTGGTCAGAAGCTCCTACTAAATCTCTATATGTTTTTACCAAATCATTTACAAGGTTATCTACTTTGTACATACCATAAGAAGCAATCTGTACTGAACGACCTGGATATTTATCAATAATATATTTTTGAACCTCGGCTCTTCTACTTGTTTCAAAATCTATATCAATATCAGGAAGTTGTTTTTTATCCTTACGAATGAATCTTTTATAGTCAAGATCAAAGAAGATCGGATCTACATCAGTAATACCTAATGCATAATTTACCAAACAGTTACAGCCAGAACCTCTTCCAGGACCTACTCCAATTCCATTCGATTTTGCCCATAGAGTGTAGTCTTGTACAATCAAAAAGTAATCTTCAAAGTTATTTGATTTAATAACCTCAAGTTCCTCTTTTGCTCTTGAAATGTATTCTTTATTATACAGATTCTTTTCCTTAAGGCCTTTCTTTACATTTTCAACAAGTGTCTTAAAGCTATTTTTTGTTTCATCAAACTTAGGCAAAGAATAGATTGAAGCCAATTCATCAATGATATTATCATCAACCTTTGCTTCAATCTCCTCACAGTTCTTTTCAAATTCAATTGCCATTCTTTTGGCTTCTTTTTCACCAAAGTCTTTTGTATGCATCTTAAAGAATCTATTCCTCATTTCGTGTAGATCAGGCATATATCTTTCTGAATAAGTACCACGAATATGCTTAATATATTCTTCATTATCGTTCTTTAGTTGATGCATTTTCACATACTCATCAATATCTTCTTTTCTACCTCTATGAGAATCAGAGGTTAAAATACATTTGATATCCAATTCTTTGGCTATCTTTATAAGTTCAACATTGACAAGTTCCTGGACTCCAGGATCTGAAATAACATAAGGTTGGATCTCAATGTAAAAATCATCTCCAAAAATGGATTTCATTTTCTTAAGATATTTGATTGCCTTCTTTTTATCTCCCTTGATGATACATTGGGAAGAATAACTAGCTACACAAGCTGAGCTACAAATAACACCTTCGTGGCATCTTTCCAGCATTTCAAAATCAAGAATAGGATTATAATATCTATGCAAATCTCCTTCTGATTGAAGTTGATTGATATTCCTATACCCCTCTAAATTCTTAGCAAATAAACATAAATGATATCCTCTATGCTTTTCTTTATAAACTGGGAGGAAATAGGATTCTACACCTAAAATGGGTTTTATTCCTTCTGCTTTACAAGCATCGTAATGTTGTACAAGTCCACTTGTATTTCCATGGTTTGTAAGACCTAAGGCTGTATATCCCTTTTCTTTTGCTATCTTAGCAAGTTCTTTAGCCTTTCCAGACCCATCAAAGAATGAATACTCATCATGCCTATGCAAATCAACCATTATTATTCACTCCCAAGTAATTTATTATAAAACCCTTTAACCTTTTTAGAATTAGTTATTTTTTGAAAACTTTTTGATTCTTTAATTTCCTGAAGAAGTTTATAGTCATTATCATAATTTTTGATTCTTTCCACAACCTCTTCTTGAGAAACTACAAGCTTTTTAGCTATCTCATAAATATCAGGAAAAGTTTGAGATAATTCAAAGAGACAAACATCGTCTAGAATTAGTGGAATGCAATTATAACATATTGCCTCCATGAATCTTATCATTGAAAATGATTTTTCATCATAAGCTTTAACAATGATTGTATACTTTGACTCATTTAACCTATCATAATATTCTCTCTGAGATAATTTGCATTTTTTAAATTTACCTTTATCACATATCCCAAAATCAATTCCGGGTTTATCTTTGAAATACTCATACATATCATATAAGAAATATCTAGCAGGTGAAACAATAACACCTCTAAAGAATACCTCATACTTCTTTTCTTTTTGAGGATTTTCTTCTGCATACTTCTTTAAATAATATTCGTAATAAGGGGCATATTTTGTATCATGCCTTTTTAGAATAAAAAGTTTATAATACTTCTTGAAATAGAAAAATTGGTCATATGATGGTTCATCTGGATCTATCACCATATGAAACAAGCTTATATTCAGCATTGATATACAGTCAAGAATTAAGAATCTTTGATAAACTGACTTCATCAATATAAACTTAAATCCATAAGTAAGATCTGAACATCTATTTTCAATGAAGTTTACCAAAGAAGAAATATCGTCTCTTTTAAACCCATTCATAAGAGGAAACCTTGTAACGAATATTGCATCTAAATTCTTGAATGCATCTTTTACCTTTTCCTCTGCCTCATCCCAATCTTTGCAAACATTAAGATCAAGCTTTTTTACCTTTATTGAATCCTCAAATAAATTTCCGACCTTATCAGATTTATTGAGATCAATAAGCGTAAGATCATCTATACTCATATTCAAAGTATTTACAATGTTCTTAATTGTATTTACTTCGTGTTTTGCAAATGCTCCTACAATAAGTCCTACCTTCAAAGATTAACCTCCTTTCTTTTCAATGTTGTTCTGATAGAATCTTTCACAATAATTACAAGTTTCTCCACAAATTTCATTTTCACATTTATGACCCTTTACCCAAGGATTCAAAAATCCATCAAGCAAAGAATTATCAATCTTGTAAAAAGCACCAAATTCATCTTCCCCTTTGATTGACTCAAGAGGCTTCCAAAGGTTGAGAAGATTACCATCAAACTTGTTTGACATATAAGATCCAATTGTCCTCTTAATGTATTCAGTGCTACCAGTACGACCTGTGATCTTAAAGTGATTGATACCAATATCATTATAGTATTTGATATCCTCTGGACGAATCCATTTAAGCCTAAGCCAATTTGCAGGATTCCGATTTCTCGACTGTGAACAAAGTAACATTGGATATTCATTAAATGCATTTGCATCTTCAAGAGTTTTATTTGCCATATGACACATATAACAACTATCTCTATAGACACAATGTGTAGCATAATCTGATCCACCTACACCACAAAATTCATTTGCCATAAGCTCAAGAATAATTCCATTTCTGTTACAATATTCTGATGCAGCCTTAAGAAATTCAAAATCTCTATTTTTGATAAGATTGTTGCAAATCTTATCTACACCATATGTTTCATGATAATACTTGATCTGGGTTACTGCATCAATATGAGCAATTGTACTTAGCTCAATTTTCATTGTGGTTGGGATTTCTCTTTTTATCAGTTCAAGCAAAATTGGATTTGCAACGGTAATACGATAAGTACCTACATCCTCAAGATAACTGATAAAATCTTTTATTGCCGATTTGTGCTTTACAAATTCCATTTTAGAACCATAAGGAAAGATTGAATTTAGTGTGTAGTTAAACTTTATACCGACCTTATCTAGTTCCTTGATATAATTTTCATACTCTTCAGCAGAAATATCAGGAAGCCTGAAGTCTGGTCTTGCAGCCAAAACTGATGCTCCTCTTGTACTTCCATAAACCTCTGCTATCTTAGACTTTCCTTCATACTTCTGATTTAATTCATCAAATAAGCTGATCAGCTTTGGATCGAAATTAACGCCGACCTTGAAGTAATTTATCATATTTCTTCCTCCAACTTTTTAATTAAAGCTTCTTCCAGCTCTGAAATGTGATTAATAAAAATGAAATTATCATTGTAAACATATTCATTCTTAAACATTATCACATTACAATCATAATAATCAAATTCAAACTGAGATATATGTAATACATCATTTGCATTCTCAAGATAAGGGATAATTGGTTTTGATTTTAATATCTGTATGTAAACCTCTTTATCAGAAGGAACCTTTACAAATATATCATCTTTAGGAATCCTATCACTTGCATTAGGATCAGAATAAAGGACCTTAAAATTATACTTATCCTTCAGTTTTTCTACTACCTTTACAAATTCTTCCAAATGATAACAAGGATCAGAAAGCCTGAATGGAAAGTAAATTGTCTTATAATCAAATAACTCTGGGTGATAGTGTTCCTTTTCAACAATACAATTACCACCTAATGCTTCCTTCTGAGATTTACTCCAAACTATTGTAGGAATTATAGAGGCAATTGCAATATCGATACTTGTATACATTGCTATAAAGGGTGAATTATAACCCATCGTAGCAGACAAGGGACACCAATAAACCATTTTTTCCTTAGCTCCAGGAATAGGATGCATAATAGCCATATCATAAGTAAGCTTATTTGGTTCACACAAGATCTTATCATATGCTTTTAAGTTTAGTTTAGAATTTATAAACCTAAGGAACTTTTCTTTTTCATCCCTTGTCTTTGCCGCATTTTCACCATATGCATCACAAGGAATATATCTAATAGGTACTTTACAAATTCTTTTTGTTTCCTCAACCAACTTAGGAAAATTTTCAACCATATCAAGGGAAGGAATTAATACATCAATATGTTTTGCTGAGGTTGAAGCAAACTTCGAAAGAAGTCTGCTTATATTACCATCAGCCATAAGGTTATATTTACCAGTCTTGTAGTTCCTCATCGAAATAATTGGAATTGATAAAACATTCTGATTTTTGATAATACTACCTAAAGAAGTATATTTTGTTATTTTTGTCATTTAAACACTCCTTTAAATTTGAAAAGACGAAGTAAATTTGAATCGATTTGACTTGTTGTAACAAAAGTCTTTTTGATCTTAGTCCACTGATAAACCTTATCAAAGTAGAAAGCAAAGGATTTATATTCGATCTTGTTAAATCCATCAAGTTTACCATTCTCATCTTTAAATTTATCAAAATTCTTATCAAGGCAATCTGGTTTTACATAGACTAGAAAAACTGGACGATGAGCAAGAAAATTATCGATCTTAATGCAAGTTGTAAGATCATAACCATCTCTTAGACTTGGACCAAAAACCATTTCAGAAAGATGTAATCGATCAATTAAACAAACATAATTGTCATCATACTCTTCAAACATTTCCTTGAGTACCAACATAGAAATATTAAGCTTAATTGCAACATCATTAGCACAATTGCACTTAACTTGATAAGGAGTATTGAAGATAATAGGTATTTTACCTTGTTCCTCAATAATCTTTTTCAATTTAAGAATTGTAGTTGTTTTACCAACCTTATCCAATCCTTCAAAGATTATTACTCTCATTTCTTTGCTATCCTCTTCATATTTACTTTTATCTTCTCATCAAGAGATTTTACCATTTCATCAGCTGAAATACCACTAAATATTGCAATATTCATTAACGTAATGAAACAATCAGAAAGTTCCTCAAGTTTGTTTTCCTTATCATAATGTTCATTCCTCAGATTTTTCCAACGTTTATCTGATTTAACCAACTCACCAAACTCTTCAGCCATTGCCTGAATATGATAAGATGCTGCATAAATATTATCACAAGGAATAGAAGTTATTTCTTCATTTGCATATCCATACTTTTCAATAACCAATTCCTGAAAAGCCATCTGGCTTTCATATAATTCTTTGAATGTTTTACTCATCATCTTCCCACTCATCTTCGTCTTCGTCTTCATCTTCTTCATCAGACCAATCATCCTGTGCCTGGTCATATTCCTCAAGCTGATTGATATAATACTTAGAATTCTTCTTTGGTTCTACATCAATATCTCTTTCTTTACAGAGTTTATAAAGTTCCTTTGGAGACATTTCCGAATAGTCAAGATCTTCATTGTCCTCATCTTCCCAATCATCGTCAACCTCTTTGGATTTCTGAGAAGTTTTTGTTGGCTTTCTCTTTGTTGGCTTTTCATATTCTTCATCTTTATCGTCTTCATTCTCATCAGGGAAAGCTTTATCGAGAAGTTCCAAGACCTTCTTCTGGGAGAATGGTTTTGCCTTTTCATTTCTGAACTTTGCTTTATCCATTGGAATTACAGAAAAAGATTTATTCTGCTGCTTACCAGTGACTGTGAATACATAGTCTCTATCAGTAAGAGTACCGTATGTATCATAAAGAGCAACCAATGCTGGAACTGGGGAACAGTTATTTACTGGTGCCATGATCAGCTTTACTTCTTTTGCTTCGTAGTCCCATACAGACCATATATACTGACTTCTTGTACGGAGTCCTTCCTGTTCACAATAATCACAAGACTTACCAAACGTTTCCCTGCAAGGAACATTTATACCATCTGCAAAACTATCGTGGAAAACTACCTCCATACCATCTTCCATATCCGTCAAGAATCTTACACGAGTTTTTACACCTTCACGAAAGTACATAAACTTTCCTTTGTTCTGACCAGATCTCTTAACGTCACTTTTAATCTTACTCAAAATTCCCATTTGTATTTTCTCCTTAAAAAAATAAATTTACCGAATGTATCTGACAAATTAAAGCATTAAACCTTTTTGCAAATCGGCCATATCAATTAAGCTATATAGCTCCAAAGAAATGAATTATCCCAAGCCCGAACCGTGTCAATTGTTTTAGTCCAGTGTCAAATCAATCAAGACTATTTACAGCATTTATAAGCTCCGATTTATTTGCTCATTGTTTTTATTTTGCATTTTTTGTATGTTTGTACATTCATCTCTCCCACATCTTTAACACCTTTGGGAAAGCAAAATCTTTTTACATCAAAGAAATTCTTAAGGTAATGATAACCTTTGACTCCACAATCATCATTATCAGTAGCACAAATTATCTTTTTAATTCCTGCTTTTTTCATTTTATTTATCTGGCTTTCAGTAGCTTTCCAACCAAATAAAGCAATTACATTCTCCTCACCAAACTGGATTAGTTTAAGCATATCCATATAACCTTCAACTATAATTGGTATGCATCCATCTGAATATTTTCCCACCAAAGTAGTTGCTCTAGAAAAACCTTCATTATAAAGATATTTCCTTTTTTGTTCTATAGATTTATTTGTTGTTCTGCATACATAACCTTTGAATTCTTTATTGTCCATAATTGGAAATATGATTGGATAAGAATTATTATAGGTTACCTTTGCACCAACTTTACTTAAGATCTTTCTAGTAAATCCTCTTTGCTTCATATAAGATAATACCTTTAAAACTTCTGGGTCATTACTATACCAATCTGTTTTGGATAAACAATAATAATAATCTTGAGCCATTACCAAATAAATTTTATCACTTTTCTTATACTTTCTACTCCTAGAGAATTTTAAGTGAAGTGATTTATTTGATTTAAGAATCTTATGATATTTTATCGAGGATTGTAAATCATTTAGCCCATTATATTTTGATTCCATCTGAAATACAAAACTTTCAGGACCTCCAGATCTATTGCAACCAAAACAATAATATGTACCATCAACTAAATTGATTACCATTGAAGGATTTACATCTTCATGAAATGGACAAACTATTTTTTGGTCACTTGCATCAGGACTTTCAATCAAACCATAATATAATAATACTTTAGCAAGATTCTCACCTTGTTTGTTATCCAACATTTATATAACACCAACTTACTTGAAAGTTAAATACTTGGAAGTTGTGTCAACCTTTACAAATTCTTCAACTTCCTCATCATCTATTTCTCCTAAGTTATAAGCTTGATCTAGTTTCTTGCTATTTATTTTTTCTTGAACTTCCAAGCAAGACTTTAATTCACTTGCAGATATTCCATGAGATTTAGCTAATTCTTTAAGCTTCTCAATATCACCTATGGAATAATCTTTATCCAAAATAGAATTTAGTCTTTTTTTACCAAGAAGCTCCTTAGCTCTTTGAACATCATAATTCAGAGTTTTTCTTTCACATACTGTACACTTAATTACATCTGGAAAAATCTCTGGATTGTAATATTCAAAAGTTTTTATCTTTGCTTTACCTAACAAAAATATTATTCTATTCTTGATGAATTCATTATCACTCTGCAACTTTTCGATTCTTTCTTTGTTTTTCTTGTAATTAATGATTAAATCATTAAGTTGCTGTTCGGTCTTTTTGTTCAACTTATATCACCTAATTTCTAAGCATATATTGATGAAGCTGACCACATCTAATAAGGTGGAACAATCTTCTCGGCCAACGCTTTCCTGTTTTTACCCAGGCAACTTGTTCAAAAGATATTACCTCAACGCTTCCATAAATATCAATGACCTTAAGTTGTTGTCTTTTCTGAGAGATGTTTACCACTCTAGCTGTTCTTACAATTCCCATATTGTGATCGTTAAAAGCAACCAGTCTTCCAACTTCAATATTGGCTAAATACTTTGAGTGATCGTTGTTAGAATCATCCTGCATAACTTTCTCGTTATCAAAAGTTTCTTTAGTTTCCTCATTCTCAGATTGCTTCTTTTCTGCTTCTCGTTCTTCCTGAATTAACAGGATCTCTATTATAAGCTGGGATTTGTTCATTTCCCATCTGCCAACAATATGAAAGTTTTTAGCAATCTTTCTGAGTTCTGCAACCGTATAGCTTTCCAAGCATTCTTTTGTATATGGTTCCATAATATTTACCTCCGTATTTTATTATTCCTCTTGAATGTTAAGAGTATTGGTTGGGATAACTGGATTCGAACCAGTGGAATGACGGAGTCAAAGTCCGTTGCCTTACCTCTTGGCTATATCCCAAAGTGGACTACCTAATTAACCTCATAGGCATTGGGAGCTGTGTGTATGATATTCTTCAAAAGCCGTAATAAAATTATATTTGTTAGCGTATTTGATATTTTTGTTCAATATTATGTTGTAAAAGAGTTATACAACCAGTTCGTCCACCCTCCTTGTACTTGCTCAATGTACAAGAATAAGTTCTAAAATGTTCTTATGTGCTCACAACATAAGTTTTTATCTGTCGAACTTAATGGTACCTCTAACCGGATTTGAACCGGTACGGGTTTTACTCCGAAGGATTTTAAGTCCTTTGTGTCTACCAATTCCACCATAGAGGCAAATTAGTGTTTTAAGTGTTATCGCTTCACTTACACCAGAATTATAGAAGTTTATAAATTTCAACTGCCAATTTCATAAGAAATACTTGCATATCATCTTCTTCTTCAAGATCAAAAAACTTTCTAAGATTAAATACCTTATCTTCATGATTTGGGATTAGAATGTATACAAATTTCTCATGACATAGAACCATTATCTCTTTCATATCCCCATCTAAAATTTGGATTGGGTTGTAGAGTCTTCTTATCTCATCTTTGTTGTAGTCGTTTTCCTCATATTCAACTCTATCAAACTCTCTTACATCATAGAATACCTCTTTGAGGGAATTAGCTATTAAGCTTCTAAATTCATTTACATTTTTAACTTCCATTTGATTTACCTCCATAAGATTTACCGTTCATTATCGACTTGATTCTTTCAAGTGATTTATTCTTGTTTTATTTTATATATTTATTATATCACACATTCGGTGATTTGTAAATAGGTTTTTATCAGAATTTACAGAAAGTTAACATTTATTTTTTGTTAACTTAATCTTTGATAACCAACTCTATCAAGCTTTAACGTATCCCAGAAGACTTCTACTATGCTGAAGTCTTCTTTTTCCAGCTTTTTGATTTGGCGGATAACATTCTGTTTATTCTTTGCCTTGAATTCGTATGAATATGTACCTGTTAGACATTTGACTGAAACTGTCCACCATTCATAGTTAAAGTTTGCCATAGCTGTTTTACCCCCGTGAGTATTATTTGGATTTTGTTTATGCAACTTCAAATTCCTTAACAAGCGTGTAGTTGTAAAATTTTCTTATGCTCTTAACATACGTACAACCCCTCTGAATTTCGGGATATTCATACTCTTTGTGCATTACGTAGGTAAAACCGAATTTGTGTTCCATTTCGTATATCAGCTTATCAATTTTGTTTTCTTCTTTAAAAGTCGAGCAGCAACCACACTTTTCAAGTATCACCTTTGCGATTTTCTTGATTTCATTAATGTATTGTCTTTCAGTCTTTTCTACAACCTCAAATCTTTTACGGTCAATCATCTTAACAAAATCGTACTTGCTAACCTCAATCGCCATGTACATGGGCTCGATAATGTTGTCGTAATCTTCGTAGCTTACCTTATAGCCTGCAATCTTTACAAATTCTTCGTACATCATAATATTTACCTCCGTAAGTTTTATTAGGTTTTATCTTATTGTTTTATTATATTTATATTATAACACAGACTTTGGCATTTGTAAATAGGTATATGATATATTTAACAAATTGTTTACAAAACAAAAAGCCACCTAGAATAGGTGGCCTTATATCATTTATTTGTATTTCTTGTGAAAACGTTCTTGCATTTCATAAATAAATTCAGAATCAAATCCAACAGCTTTAAGCTTGAGGTAGTACTTATTGACACAAGCCAATTCTTCTTCCACATCTTCTGCCAACTCCTGAATTTTACAAGCATCTAAAATATTACCATTGTCGTAAAGGACTTTTGAGCATTGTTCATACAAAGCTTTGGTCTTATTTTCCCATTCCTTATACTTGATAAATGCACTTTCCACATACTGCCTTCTAAGCTGTGGAGTAACATCAAATCTAGTATATTGATACCAATCTTCAGGGATAATTTCCTCTTTAGTATCAGGAGCATCTTTAAGAAGTTTATGATGGTTCCTCATTACATAATGCTTGAATTCACAACGTTCTTCGGATTCAGACCTAAGCTGGCACATTTGCCAACACTTAAATCCAGGAAGATACAGGAAGTCAAACAATGAGATCAAACTATCATGGAACATAATTCCCTTAAGCTGATGATTATTGATTTTCTCAAAGATTTCTATTGGAGACATTTCTGAATAATTTGCAGCCGATCCTTCTTGACCATTAATCAGCATTTGCTCTCACCTCCAATTAACAAAGTCTTTTAATTGTCAAGCTTGCTTGTTGAACTGTGATATCTGTACCTGAATTATTAATAACACTGATAGCAGCTGTTTCTCTGCAATTTACCTTTACCAGAACACTTGAAGAAACATTAAAGAAAGCATTGATAACAGTTGGAGTTGTTATCATTCTGCCTCCAGGGATTGTAGTGCCACCTTGAGCAATATCAAGAGTAATTGCACCGGCCGTAGTTGGTTGGGCTACATCAGCATTAAATGATACCTCATAAATACCTGGTTCTGTAATTGTGAAAAGACCTGAGTCATCTGTGTGAGAAAGCCAACCACCACAGCAAGATTTACAAGAACGAGTTCTCACATTGTTTGAAGAGAATATAACTGGTTGAGTGTTATTCACTGTTTGTGTTGAAACATTTACTGAATTAATCATAATAGAAAAACCTCCTTAAAAAAATAAGAGGGCAAGATTAAACTCACCCTCCTTAAAATTATTTGAGCAAGCCATCATTGGTTTGGATTTTATCCAACATACTCATAATTTTATTTTGATTGCCAATTATCGTTTCTAGATACTGCCCATCTTGTCTTTGCAATTCTGCCATTATATCATCATTGCTAAGCTGTTTGGCGTTTTTTCCATATTCATCAATTGAATACAAAAGCTAACCATAGCTAAAATATCTAGCAAACCCAATTGGCTTTCATCCCCATGAAGAGAATCCATTACATCGAATAATTGCCGCAGCCATAACCACAAGCATTAACTGCATAAGGGCTACAAGTAATGTATGCCGGACGAGCAACAGGCTGAAGCTTGTCAACAAGATAAGCATTCTGAGCACATTGACTCTGAGCAAGCTGTAAATCAGCAACCTTATCCCTGAGGGCTTGGATCTCATTTGCTTGGATAAGAGATCTTGTTTGCTCACCTTCTGCATGAATTGCATTTGTGATAGCGCAAGTATTTTGTGCATTTTCATAACGAACGGCATCGATATTTCTGTTCGTCTCACAGCAGCAAGTCTTCATCTGATAGCCAAGATCTGTAATGCCTGCATTGGTATTTGCAAAGCCTTGAGCAACATCTCTTGAAATACCATTGAATCCCTGGAGAGCAGTTGTGTTCATTGCATAGAATCCATCACAAAGACCATTCTGGATTCCTCTTACAGAATTCTCAAGACTTTGGAAATTCATATCCTGGCAAAGGTCTGCTCTTGTAAGAACTCCTTGTAGATCTGCATTTCCTCTGTTACCCCAGAATCCATTGCCACCCCAGGCAAGTAAGAAGAACAGGAAAAATACCCAAGCACCATTGCCACCAAACATGTTGTCATTTGTGCCTCTGTCCTGGAGAGCAAGAGCATCTGCTACAGATAAACCGGAACCTTCCATACCCATAAATCATTCCTCCTTTAAGAATAAAATTAAATTTATATAATCGTATGGGCTACGATTATTTCCTTTGATTAAAAATTTGAGCAAATTGATTTTTTGCTTCGTCTAAATTTATTCCACGTTGTTGACATAAATTTTTGGCAATTTGCTCTAATTCTTGCTCACTTTTTCCACTTGCCATTTCTTGGGCCCTCTTGAACAAATGATTGTTCATTAGCTGGTTTTGCATTTGAGACATCATTATTTGCATAGGATTGAACATTATTTATCACCTCAGAATTTAATTTTTGTTCAAGAATTTTTATATGATTGGTCAGCTGTGTAACCACATTATCAAATTCTTCTTTTGTTACCATAGGAATATTTTCTGTTTTTAGTTGATTATTTATAACAGGTTCTTCTAAACCATATACATTCAAAGATGCTGTACCATCAAGATTAATTTGTTTTGTGTAGATCTTTTTGTTTGCAATATCCGGGAATACAAATACCGATCCATCTAAATCAATCATTGCTGCTTTTGCTTCATCAATACTTGTAACAGCTCTACCTTTCAGGATATTATTCATAGGCTGTATTTGACTTTGCATTGGTTGTGGATTTTGATACATTAAATTGTTGTTTGCAAATTGTGGATATTGCTGCTCCATTTGGTTTAGTCTTTGCTGAGCGTTTAACATTGGATTGTAAAATCCATTATACATTTTAATCACTCCTTTTTGTTTTTGTTTAATTATATTATAACACAATTTACAAACAATAAATACAATAAAAGGTTATTGAAAGTATAAAAATAAGACCTACCAGTAAATTAATACCAGTAGGTCTTATCTAAATTTATATTAAATTAATTTGCTTAACTTACTTAAGATCTTATTATGTCGTTTCTTAATGTTAGATTCCGAATACCCAAGGATATCTGCAATATAGCCGATAGATTTATTTTGAAGATAATACATCTTAACTATTTGTTTGTCTTCATCACTTAAAGTACAAGAATCCAGTAATTCCATAAAAGTTGCAACCTTTGGAATTGATTTTAGTTTATTCCTTGTATTAATATGCTCTGAACTCAAATAACATCACCTAGGGCTTTCTTCGTCTTCTTTTCTTTGTTGCACCACCAGAACGTCGTCGTCTTACTGTTTTGACCGTTACAACCGTAGTCTTTCTTCTTATATGTTGTCGTGCCATTATTCATTTCCTTCGTTATATTGTGCGTTTTCTCCAGCTTGGTAAATATTATTGCCACTTTCTGCACTTTGATCTATATCTTCTGTAGTTGTCGTAGTAGTAACAGTACTTACATCTTCGTATTGTAGTTGATACCAAACGAATAAACCTGCTTCCACTAAATTTACGATTATCATAATGATAATTACTATCCACAATCTTAAAGAATCTTTTTTCTTTTGATTCAAGAGGTCGATCGTTAACTTCGTCATGGCCAAGCTTTCATTTAAAGCATTTTCCTTCTCAGTGTTCATTGATGGCTACCTCCCTTTAAACTTTCTAAGGTATTTTCAATATGTTCAATTTTTTCTGTATGGTTTTTTAGAATTATTTCATGGGAGTTAATCATAACATTTTGTTGATTTTGAATGGACTCTTGCCCGTCTAACTTTATTTTAATTTCCTCAATACCCTTTGCACAAGTATCAAGCTTTTCGGATAATCTTCCATCTTGCTCAGCTTTTGAAATACGTCCAGAAATAAAAGTCAAAACACCAATAATGCAAGAGATAACTCCGATTAAGAGTGTAATCGTTGCTCCATTCAAGTAACAACACCCCACTTACTTAATCTTTATTCTTTGGCCTGGATAAATAAGATTAGGATTTTTTATTGAATTATCCTTTACCAGTTTTGAAACAGAAGTCTTATATTTAGCAGCTATCGCAGACAAGGTATCTCCTTTTTTTACTGTATATGTAAGAATTTTATTCTTCGGGGTGTGTTTGGAAGAATTACTTGAATTTTTCTTTTTTTTGCCAAGTCCATTTAACCCTTTGTTTTTGATAATCGTAGGATAGTCTCTATAAGCTATGTTACAGTCACATCTAGTATGTACTCCAGGAACTGAAGCTGAACTTGTATATTGCCACATTCCATAGGGGGCTTTGTAGTCTGGTTTTGAAACATCAAAATGTGCCACCCATACATCAAATCGTTTTCTTACTGCCAGCGGAACTTTGTTAGTCAACCAAGAAGCGTAGCTGTAGAGAGAGCAGAAATAACCAGCTTTTTCCATGGAAGTACAAAATGCTGTTATCAGTTGACCCATCTTTTCTTGTGAAATTTCAGCCTGACATTTATCTTCAATATCAAAAGCCACTGGCATTTCAAACTTCTTTCCTTTGATAACCTGTTGAAAGACTTTAGCTTCTTCCTCAGCGTCATCTTCTGAAACAGCATAAGAATACCAATAAGCTCCTACCTTAAGCCCAGCTGATTTTGCATTTTTGTAGTTAGCCTCAAAATAAGGGTCTTTTTGGTGTAGATATTTACCGTACCCTGCGTTAATCATAACGAATTCATACCCTGCTGCTTTGACCTTATTGTAATCAACATGGCCCTGGTAATGAGATACATCGATACCTTTCATCATAAAATATCCATCCTCCTTTATTTTGTATTTGATTATATTTTATCATAATTATTTTAACTTGTAATTAAATAAATATAAACAAAATATTAATTGTTAAAGTATTCCAATTTTAACTTTCATCTTCATATAGATCTCCTGTAATATCTTTATACTCCTCTGGAGTGATTGCTTTAGCTTTAACCAGATTCTTCATCTGTTTTATCTTGTAAAGACTCTTGTCATAGTATTCCTTGATAATGCTGTAATCAAACCGCCTTTCCGCATTTTCGATGAACGAACGTCGCCTTTGCAGTATGCCTTTATCCAGCCTGTGGCAAAATCAGCCAACGCAAGACCTATCACGATTATTAGCATTATTATGTATTTCACTTTGCTACCTCGCTTTCATATGTTTGTCCTGTGATTTCCTCATACTCCTCAGCCGTGATCCACTTGCCGACAAGAGTAACATTAGTTTATTATAGTCTGCTTTAGTTACAAAATATGAGCGATTTCGCCCAATGTGCAGAATGTAATGCCTTTTGTCTTTGCATAGTCGATAACCGCTTCGAGGATAGTTTTTTTGTTCTGTGCTCAAATCCCAATCGTGCCAATATAGGTTAATTATTTTGTGGTTATCGTAAGCATAGTCAATTACGCTTTTCCAATAGTCTAAACTGCCACCATTTACATTCTGCGATGACATACCGAATAGGTTGCTTCTTGCTCCCGATGTATAATATTCGTAATGATTATCAACATAATCAATCCCGCTACGCACAACACCAAATCTTCCACCTGCCACTGCTCTCACCAAAGCATTGTTATAGTGTGCAGGACAAACCGCACTTTTCGGAACCAACCCAAGACTATCCCAAACGGCTTGCTCCTTATCAAAGAACGAATATAATTTTTCTTCGGTAAATGCTATTGCACCATCTTTTTCCGCCCATATCTGATTACCATGTTGAGCCAATTCGCACCCGTGATTTTCTATCGCATCCACAACATCCGCCGAATAATTTGCCAATACTGCTGACGTACTCCACAAAGCGAAAGTACAAGGAATACCCTTCGCTTCTATCATTGGAATAGTATAAGTTGCAAGTTCTTCCGCACCATCATCGCAGCTCAAGCACAAATATCCTTTATCTAATGAGCCAATAGGCTTATATGATAAATTGTTTAGGATATAACTCGGCAAATTAGTGAGTGGTTCTCTTTCAAACTTGATATAATTACCAAGATTATCAGAAATTCCGTATACACCCCTAAACACATAACAAGTTGAAGTGTTTAGAAAGTTAACTACTAATTTTCCAGTACACGGAGCAAATATTACACGATTATTTATTTGCTCCGTGATTTCACTACGATAATATACATTGCCACTTGAATTTACGAACATGTAAGGTCTTGTAGCTGTATTATCTCTTGGTGTTCCATATAGTGTAAACGGCTCGCCTTCGACACAATCGCAGACAAAGCACCTCATATTATTAAGAGTTATAGGTGTAAAATCTACGGCATCAAATGCAGGCGTTCTAATATAACATTTATCTGTATAAGATATTTCTTCAGACCCAACAACATTCGTTGTAGTTATTATTTCATCTTCAAGATTGGCAACACGCTGCCTAATGAGGTTGACATCAAGCTCATAATCTTTAACAACAATGGAATTATTACCACCTGATTCGATTAATCTTGACACGCCCAAAACCGTGCAATTCGCAGGAGTTGTCACTTCATAGTCAATCAAAGATTCGCCCGATGTCGTGTAATTAAAACCACTAATAAAAGTATCGCCATCATAAAAGCATATACCTCTATTTCCAGCTAACAATGTAGTGATGTAATATGTGGTATTCGGTTTAACGCTAATTTTTGCATAACAGCTAATGTCATTTGTAGATGTGTTTCCGTTTATATAGTTTAAAAAATAACCATCAACTATTGTTAGTGGAATAGTCGTCAACACTTTAATATCAGCTAAATCTTCCTTTAGTTCACTAACTTCTGTATTAGTATTATTAATTTCAGCCGTGTTCTCAGCGATTTTCCCAACCGCCGTCACATAATCATCAGGCAAACTATCAGCCACCGCCTGTGCCGTCTGCGCGGCAGTTTCAGCGGCTGTTCTGTCCTCTGCGACCTGTGCGGCGTGGTCTGCCACTGTAGCCTTGTCGGCTGTCACCTGTTCTGCCAACGTCTGCACTGCCTGCTTGTCTGCCGCAGTACTGTCAGCATTTGTCTTAGCGGTCTTTGCGTAGCCTGCTGTAGCGGTCTCCGATTTACTTGCATTTGTTTCACTTAGCTTAGCAGACGAAGCAGAAGCTTTAGCATTATTTGCATAAGTATTAGCACTATCTTTTGAATTCTCTGCATTTTGGGAAGCCGTAGAAGCTATTTCACTAAACCTCTCAGCAGACTCACTATAAGTTTGAGCATTCTTTTCACTAACTTTTGCATTATCTTCTGAACTCTTCGCATTCAATGAATACGTCTTAGCATCTTCGGAATATTGTTTAGCAACTTCCTCTGAAGCCTTGGCATTTAACTCACTTTGTTTTGCATTTGATTCTGAAACTTTAGAATTTGACTCAGAAAGTTTAGCATTTTCCTCTGAAGTTTTAGCAGATTGCTCTGAGTTACTTGCATTTGATGCAGATAAAGTTGATTTACTCTCGCTCTCTTCAGATTTAATTGCAGCAGCTTCAGCTCTTTCTGCATATTCTTTTGAATTACTCTCATACTGCAGAATCTTGTCCAAAGCATCCAAAGATTCTTCATATGAAGGTATTCCTGACTCATCGATGGAACTTCTTATTTCTTGTTTAAATATATCTGATTTACGAACCAGCTTATAAACTTCACCTTCAACTGCATAGGCTATAATTTGACATTTAACCTCACAAGCGGTTTTGAAGATTGAAGCTCCTAAAGAACATATTCCATTTTTGATCGGGATCTCATATACAGTTTTGTCTGGATATTCAATTTTCAGCTTATAAGCTGTTGCTTCTGGAATAGCATAGTTCAACACAGATATTTCACGTGCATTTACTTCACCTACATAGCCAAGATAGACGAAGTCACACATGGCATTATAGCCTTCATCAAGAGTTATCTTCATTTTTCTTCACCTCACTTGATTTTGAGTATTGCGTTCCGAAGTAGAAGGCAATAATCGTTGTAAATATTGTTAGATACTGCTCCGAAGATATATCCTTGCGAATAGAAAGAATACAGAATACAATTGTAAGAAGCAAGGTTACAATTGACTTAACATCAATCAGTTTAGCAAGTTTTTGTCTCATAAGATTTTACCTCCTTATCCATTATCTTCTGACCAATCATAAGCTGCACTAGCAGGAAGAGAAGCACCTTCACCTTTAGCTGCCAACTCAACATTCCCAAGATATTGCTTAACACTTCCATCATTACCTATTACATAATAGACTGTATTATTATCATGAACTGCCATTGCTTCAAATTCTGCTGCAGATAATTGTATCATTTGCATTCTTGTTCTTGGTTCCATACCTGTTGTTTCAGCTGATGGAGTTACACGAACTTTAAATGTTGAAGAAGATAGGAGAGAAGCCCCTTCCAATTTGCCTTCTGTTAACATCACATCTACCAGAACCATTCCTGGATTTGCAAGAACTTGACGAGGAAGTCCAATTTTAATTGTCCTTCGACCAGATTGTACTTCACAGGTACAAGGGTAAGAATAGCCTGTTGAAACTTTAGCTCTGGCAGAAGCTGTTAAACTGGAGGCATCTGTTTGTTCTGGAATTTGAATTGTTGTGCCGTCCCAATTTTGTAGCTGTACATTGACAAACCTTGAATTGTAATCTCCCTGCTTCGCATAAACCAGCACATCAGTTTCTTGTCCTGTTAAGGGAAGCGTATGTAAAATTCGTGGTGAATATTCCATTACTTTATCACTCCATTCCGATTTAATAGTGTACTCAGTGTAATTTGTCCAAACCCAAATTTCGGGGTAATGGTTATACCTGAAGAGTCAAAAGATTTAGTGAATGAACTAAATACAGCAGAAGTTTGTAGCTCTAAATTTTTATCTTGGATAATTACTGTATCTCCTAAATTATAATCTTTACCAAGAACAAATTTGGAATTAGCCAAATTTACGTTTGAATCATATACAGATACTAAACGGTGATTTGCCAAGAAAGCTTTCGCCAAACCTTGTACATAATCCATAGCCTTTGTTGAAGGAACTGATACATTTGTTCCATCAATTGTTAAAGCATAAACCTTGTTTTGGGAAGCATCTATTTTTGTTCTATCAATACCATCTTGATAGAGGAAAGCAGAAACTGGCCCAGTAGTTGCATTATTCAACATTATAGCGACAACACTTGCATAATAGTTCATACTATTTTCAGCGTAACTAGAATCATACAAGTCTCCAAATTCTGTTGATAGAATAACATTGTCTCTTGTTTTTGGATAGATCAATTTTGATTCTAGCTTATTGGCTGGATTTATTGTCATATCAAAACCAAGACTCAAAATAGCAGTACTACTTTCTAGGAATGATAGATAAGTTACATCTTCTACAGGACAAGTAGTCAAAGCTGCTTTTGACATATCTTTTGTATTGACATAGTGTATTATTTCAAGTGGAACACTTTCTGCCATTACTTTTCCTGGTTGTTCTTGATTCAAATGGGACACTTGTAGAAGATGACCCATATCCAATTCTAAATTGTCTTTATAAACCTCCACATTTAAACTTCCAGATATAGCTTGCCTGATATAGTGGGAATAGATGTTGCTTGCTGCTTTACCCTTTACAACAATTCTTTTTTGATTAGATTTTAACTCCTTCTGAACCTTATACACGATTCCAAGAAAATACTCATCAATTTGTATTAACTTATCCCTCATATCTTCTCGGGATACCAGCTTATAATACTCATCAGAATATGGGAGTGTAATTGTAAAATCACCAGGGGCATTGAATTGCTTTTCATAGGTGTATGATATACAATCACTTAAGATACCGATTGCTGTAACTTGGGATATTCCCTGTTTGTATACAACTAAATCCATTATTGTCCCTCCAATGAAAAATATTTTGGTGTGAATGTTATAGCTACAGAGCTTAAAAACTTGGCAGCTATTCCTCCACTTGAATTTGAACCAGTTATCTTGATCTTATTGGTTCCTGGACGCAATCCAAAGAATGAACTGCTTAAATCTAACCCCTCTAAATCCATTTTTTTGCTTCCAGAAGAATAAGAATAAAATCCGTAAGAATCTGTATCTAGTTCAGTGTTTAGAGTATATTTACCAGATATACTTTTGGATGATTTAATCTTAAATACATTATCTTTTTTCAAATAGGTATTACTGATTCCAATTCCAGAAGAAGCTGTCGAAGTTATAAAACCCATCTCAAATCCAGTTGTAACATCTCCAGGATTTACAAAAGAATCTAAGGAGGAACCTGCTGAGTCAAACTCCAAGAATTGATTACATGGAGCAACTATGGAAGCAGGTATCTTCGTATATTGTACCCTGATAGGCTTTCCTGCAAAGAGGGGATAAGGACAATATAATTCAATTTTAAACTTACAAATCAGATCATTATTGTCTTTATACTTACTACCAAATTCAACAGCCTTCTTTGCTCTACAATTAATGCTTCTGCCTCGAGAGGTAAATTTCAATTCATCCAGAGGATTGATTATCCTTGATAGCTTGGCCTTTTTATCCTCCAAAGAACTTTTTGGAATATTGATAACCCAACCCGTAATTGTGATTGTTCTACCAGAATCTATTTGAACTGTGTTTATTTTTTCTCCGATCCTATCAAAGATAGAATAGCTTGATATAGCACTTTCCAAGTCCTCGACCTGTAAGCCACCGTCATCAATCAAAAATTCAGCGTCTGACTGATTAAAGTACAAGGTTGCTCCTTTTGTTGAGTTATATATCTCAGCCTCACCAATCACATTATCACCTCCTAGAATCCTTCAGCCAACTCTTTTTGTACTTTCTTAAATTCCCTGGCTGCTGTATTTTCATCAATTGGTTGTGGAGAATAAAAATTAAATGTATTTCCTCCAGGAATGTTTCTATTTCCACCTTCAGAATACTCCTCATTCTCTTGTTTAGTCATAACTCTTTCACCCTTATGGAGTACCGCTGCATATCCATCATAAGGTACATAGTCAAGACCTACAGACAAACGAGGCAGACTTAATCTGTCCAGCATTCCAATGCTTACACCAGGAATTCCATTGATGATATCAATGACTCCATTTACTCCATCAACAAAGAAGTTAACTATGCTTTCAATTGTTGCTAACACACCATTGATGGCTGACTTGAAAACATCAGAAAAAGCATTTGCAACTGTTTCAGCTGCCTTAGAAAAGATTGATTTTACACCGTCCCATATGCCTTGAAAGAATTTCTTGATAGGGTTGAAAACAGACTTGATAGCATTATATGCTGCTTTAAATATATCCTTAAACCAACCAGCCACAGAACTGAAAATGTTTTTGATCCCATCCCAGAGCCCTTGGAAGAATGTTTTGATACTTTCTATAAATGATGTGACTCCATTAATTACCGGAGTAGCTATATTGTCTAACCACCAGTTAAATACTGTTGAAAATATTGATATAATACCATTCCAAAGATTTTTAAAGAAATTAATAACGGAAGTAATAAAATTTGATATTGCATTAATAACTGGGGAAAGTACATTATCATAGACCCAACTAGCTGCAACACTAAACAAGGTTGTAATTATCTCCCAAATCTTTGCAATAATTTCAATTATCTTTTCTACAACGGGAACCACTACAGAAAGCACAGGTTCTAAAATATTGTCATAAACCCAAGTTCCTACATCTTCAAAGAATCCTGCTACAGTCTCTACAAGGGTAGTTAACCACTCAGAAACTGTATCTATAAATTCATCAAAAGCTTCAGGAATTGTTTCGGTAAAAAATGTAGTTATATCCTCAATTGCAGAATCAAGGTATTCAGAAACTGTATTAGAGATATTTGTAAAGAATTCCACAATAGACATCAGAGCATCAGATAGCCAATCAGCAATACCTAAAACAGCTGACTTAATCGTATTCCACAAAGATATCCAAAAGTTTCTAAATCCTTCACAATTATTCCAAAGATAAATGAATCCTGCAACCAAAGCAGCAATTGCAGTTACTATCAAACCAATTGGACCAGACACAACAGTAAAAGCGACTTTTAATAACTTAACCACAGAAATAACTTTACCTATGATTGTAATCAATGGACCTATTGCTGCAACAATTCCTCCAATAATAATTATCATCTTCTGAGCTTGCGGACTTAAATTGGAAAACCACTTAGCAAAATCATTAACCACTTCAAGTACATTCTTTAAAGTAGGGAGTAATTGTTCACCTATTGAAGAAGAGAGAGTTTTAATTTGATTCCTTATCTCTGTAATTGTTGTACTTGAAGTAGAAGATGATATATCTTGCATGTTTTGTGCTGCTCCTGAAACATCATCATAAGCAGTACTTACATTATTTAAAGAAGTAATTATTGCCAGTGCATTATCTTCACCTAAAGAAGACCATGTATTTGAAGCAACCGTTAATGCTTCTTGCTTTGTCATAGTTGTACTTAAATCATTAATGATAGAATTAAATACGTCTTGTACTGTGCCTTTACCATATTTATATGAATAAAAGAGGTCTTTTGTTTGGTCTGAAAAATTTGATAAATTTTCTTCGATTCTTCCATCTGAGAGAGAGATTATAAATTCTTTTACAAAGTCGTTTACTTTGTCCAGATTATAAGCTCCAGATTCCAAACCATTTTGAAGTATTGAAAACATTTCCTTAGCTGAGAATCCAGCCTGGGACCATAATTGACCATACTCGGCTAAATTATCTCCAAGTTCATTTGTTTTGTCCAAACCATTTTGAGTACCTGTTACAATATAATCCATTGCTTCTTGAGCAGAAAGCCCGAAATTAACCATCAATGAATTAACACCCCTTAAGGTCTCATTCATATCAATGCCAAACGTTTTCTCAAGAACAATTGCTTGGGAAGCTATATCAGCCATCTCTTTGTCAGATAAATTAGACATATTCTTTCTAACCATGATAATTGCATTTGCAACTTCATCAAGGTCAGTTGTAACATTTTTTGCAAAGACCTCTTCTACCAATTTACCGTTAGTAGTTGCTGCATCTCCAACTTCTCCAAAATAAGTAGAAATTTTTGCTGTAGCACTTTCTACATCTATTGCAGATTTTAAGGCATATGTACCTACACCAGAAATAGGGAGAGATACAAATTTTGTTAGCTTAGATCCAAAACCAGAAATTTTCTCACCAACAGCTGTTAACTTTTTGCTAGTGGCTTCAATCTTATCAATAAACTTTTCAAAGGCTGAAGTATTATCTTTTACTTTATCTTTTTGTTCATCAAGTGGAGGAACAGAATCTTTGACCTTTTTGTTTAAATTGCCGATCTTAGGTATCATACCAGAAAGCTTACCAATTGCAGTTCCTACTGCAGCACCGGCTGATTTTAATGTTTCAGTAAATTTTTCAAAAATTCCTTTGCTTTCATCAACTGCTTCTTTCTGATCTCCTAAGGAGCCCTCAGATTCTTTTACTTTATCATTTATTTCATCTAGCTCTTTGCCTGCACCACTTAAATCTTTTCCAAAATTATCAATTGATTTTCCCGTGTTCTTTGCTGATAGTCCCAAATCTATAACTGTATCTGAAGTACCACTTATACTCCATTCTAAATCATCAACGCTATCAGCTGCTTTATCAGCTTTATTTGTAAGATCTTTATCTAAAGATTTACCTGCCCCTTCAAGAGCAGATTCCAAATTATTAGAAGCTTTTTCAGACGATTCAATTTCATCGTTAAAATTATCTAAGCTTTTCAACGCTGAATTCAAACTATCAAAAAAACTATTTGCATCTAAAGTTAACGAACCTTTAGCTGTACCAAGATCAACTGCCAAACATCTTCACCTCTTATCTTTCCTCAATGCTTTTATATAATGCAGTAAAGCTTGAATAAGAAACCTCAAATGTTGGCATTTCTTCATCTTGTTCAATCTTTGCTCTGATATATGCACAAGCTTGATTTAAACAAAACGCCGTATATTCGTCGTCGATAAATAACAACTCAGCCGGCGTTTTATTAAACATCTTACTTTGTGCTATCAGATCTAGGATTTGTTTGCTCGATACGAAAGGATTCTAAAGCCTTTACTCCATTCTGGGTATAGTTAAAAATATATGTGTACTGATCATCTGTTAACTGTATGTTATTCTGCTTAAGCTCATCCCAAGTTGGCTCAACAAAAGCTGCCTCACAAATTGCATCGAATACCTCAAAATACTCTTTCATCTGGGTATCTGCTTTTGCAGTTTTCTTCTCAGAAGGCCTTCCTGTAAATAAACTATTTGCTGTACTCAGCAATGAATTTGGAATTTTACCGCTTTTACAAAGGGCAAGAAGGGATGGTCTTCTTAACCTTGCAATAAATGGCATACCCTCGGCAAATGGTGGGAGTTCCACAACTTGTCCTGCCGAATATTCTTTAAGTTTTGTCAGAGACGTTACCTGTATTTCCTTTTTCATTTCAATTCAACCTTTCAATTTAGTTTTATGATACCGTTGGGAGGGTGTCTATATATTCAATCTTATATGGGGCCTCTCCTGTATTTGGAGCAGAGTCAATCACATACTCATTTACTCTAAATACATTATCTTCACTTGTCATGCTAATTGGATTTCCTTGGCAATTAGGATAAGTGATCTTCTCATAACCTGTAATAATGCCTGCTGCATTATAGATAGCCGAATAAGCACAAAGATCAAATATTGGAAGCTCTTCTCTCTGAGAACCAACAACTGGTGGAGTATAACTCTTAATTCCACTTGTGGTATCTGATGGAGTCTTATATTCAATAACACCACCCTGAAGCATTTTTACGATTTCAGGAGTAAATACATTGTCAGTTAATGTAATCTGATTTCCTGTGACCGTTACCTGCTTATGCTTCTGGGCTTTGAGAACCCCTTTAATAATCAACTTAACGGCATCAGTTGTTTCTGTCTGGATATCTACCTGAATCTTAGAGGCTGTGTTAATTGCATATTCTGTCTTATTTTCTTCTTCTCCAACATGAGGAGAAAGGGTAACAAGCACACAATCAATCTTAGGAATTTCATGTGTTTTTTTATTTGTATTTGCCCCTGCCATTACTATCACTCCTTATAATCTAATTTCTGAAATAAATCACTATCAAACTTAAAATAGCTTATGTATTCCATACTCAACATATACCCCTTTATTGTATCATCAAAATAAGGGGCTTGCATTACATTATTAAATTTTATCATTGGACTTAAATCCAACATTGCTTTTTGTACTTTCTCTGCAAACTCCAATATACTTGGAACATTGGCTTCAGGAACATAAATCATGATATCATAATATCTAACCATTGTACTTATACCTGGAACTTTAGCAGTTACGCCCTGCCTTACCACAATATATTTAGATTTAACATCTCCTATATGCTGCCCGGGAAAATACACCTCAAAACCTTTTTCTTTTAATTTATTAAAAATATCTTTTTGTCTTGTACTTGCCATGTTAACCTCTAAATTTTACTTGACTCAATTAGACTTTCAAATCCATCCATGATTTCAGGGGATTTGATCTTTATTGTAGGGTCTATAATTGCATATTTTTTTTCATGTGCATACTCAAGAAAAACTCCATAAGAAACACTATGAGATAAAGTTATGGTATAAACACCATCTTCTTCAGTTGCCGATCCTTTTAAACCCTGTCTTGCTCTTGCTGACCTATCCTTCCAAGGTCTATTTTGCTTAGCATATGCTTCCATCTGTTGAGCAGAAGTATTAACATACAAATCAAATTTCTCTTTGCAATCTTTTGCATAAGCTAATAATTCTTTAGCTAAATCATCTGTATTAAAATCTAGTGCCACTATCAACCAACTCCAAAGAAATATCTAAAGCTATGCCCCAATTATTCAAATCTTGAAGTTCTATAACTTTATAAGTATTTCCTCTATATTTTAAAATATCCCCATTTGCTATACCTATAGAATCCTCAAATAACGCTAAAATTTGTGGCTGGGGTTTACTTCTACTTTTTGATCCATCATTTGTATTTTGAGATACATATATGCTTCCTTCATGGAATACGCCTTTGATATTTATATTCTCAATATCTTCTAGGGGCTCACCATAATCATCTTTTTTAAATCGATAAAAGCGAAAAGGCTTGCCATAACGTCTAACAAATATGATAACCTTGTGTCTATCAATTTCATTACCACGCATGACAAGCACCTCACTTTAAAATACCAGAATTATTTGGTTTGTATTTGGAAGCTAGACGTTTGAAATATTGGGAAGTATCATTGGCACTTAAACCAGATATACTTAAAGTTGTATCTTCTGATTTATAGATCAAGCAGTAATACGCTGCCTCATTTACATCAGGATATTTACTTAGCCAAAATTTCAATTCTTCATCTGAAAAATAAGGCAAGTCTTTTTCTCTAATGAGCAACCTCAACTCGTCAATTTTTTCCAACCTTATTCACCTCTTGTTACATACCAAGGGCTTCCTTAATGATTTCCTTTACTTCAGAAACTGTACTTGCACCAGAAATATCGATATTCTTCATTCTAGCAACAAACTTAAGTTCACTCTTGTTCCAAGAAGAAACTGGTTTAGAAAGAATTTGTTCGAGTTCAACTTCATCCTCATTTTTCTTTCCTTTATTGGATGGGGCTGGAGTAGAGGCTGACTCAGAATCAGCCATCTTACTCTCATCAATAATCTTAAACCCCTGCTTTTTAAAGACTTCTTCATATGCAGATCTTGTTACCTTAGCCTGCATTCTGCCGTTAGAAATTTTTATCATCACAACATCACCCCTTAAGATGGTTCAGTGTCCATGATATAAATACTGTCAGCTGTTGGGAAGTCAGGCATACCAATCATAGAAACCTTTGTTTCCACATTTACTGGATCTACCTTCTGGCTTGTTGTAACGGCCACGCCGACATCAACAATAGAAACATTAGCAACATTGCTTGCCATGAGATCTGATTGCTCAGGAGTTGTACCGAACCAGAATGTACCAAGCTTTCCTTCCGGGAAAATAGTAAATACATCATCAGCAACAAACTTTGTAGAAGCACCAGTTTCATCAGCATATCTGTTGTCATAAACAACAATCTGGAAACCATCGAGTTCCTCAGCAATATAAGAACGAAGCTTAGCATCAGAAACCTCACCAACACCATTTGTAAGAACATATATTGCCTTCTTGATCTTTTCATTATTTCTGAGTCTCTGCCAAGTAACACCATTACACAGACCTCTCTTAGGCTTGATACCTGTCTCTGTGTAAACCTCTTCGATTGCCTTACGGATATCAGAAATTGGATCAGCAGTTGAAGTAGAAGACCACTTAGTAGCCGCATCTCCCTTGTGGGTTACACCATAATCATAAGCATAATTCTGGCCGTTTGCTGAAATTGAAATAACTCCAGTGGTCAGGGCCATCATTCTCATTCTTTCTCTTGTAATCCTTGCCGAACGAATAAGTCTTGCCTCATCATTGAATACACGGTTCATAACAGAATCAATATAATTCTGGTTACCTGTCTGGAGGATAAGATTGAGCTCTTGTCTCAGCTCCTCATCAATATACATTGATTCCTTGAAGTATGGCATTGAAGCAGAAAGCTTATCAAAGCCAATTCTCGGTCTTGGAATTGCAGCAGCATCAAAAGCAGAAGGCTTAAGAACTGCAGGAAGACCACTTGCACCTTTGATCCAACTAATATTAAGGCCAAGTTTTTGCTGTGTGTCCCAAAGTTCTTCACCCAAATAAGGTGGTTCACCTGGAGCAAGGGCTGTCCAATAAGCAGCCAGTTCAGTAGAAGTTACTAAATCAAAAATACTCTTAGGCATTTCACATCATCCTTTCTTTAGATTAACCTGCAATAAATGTTACCTTACCATTAAGAGCAGTCTTAACAGCGGCGTCAATGAGTGTCTTAACAGTAGAATCCAGTCTGTTGGTATTTACAAAACCGAAGATAAGAATTGTACCATTTGCAGGACCCTTTGTTACATCAACATCATGGAGAAGAACACCAACTGCATTTGATGTTTGAGTAGAATCACCTGTAGTTGTAGCTTTCGTAAAAGCTGTAGTTCTTGTGTCCAAGTTACCTGTTATTGGAGTACCAGCTTTGAGGATTTTCTTCCCCTCAGAATCAGCAGTAAGACCAGTATTTGTTACCACAACACCCATAGAATATTGGAGGTCTGTGTTGAGCAGGATTTGAGTTGGAGCTACACCCGTGACCTTTATAATTCCAGATTGGTTTAACATTTCACATCATCCTTTCTTTAGTTATTGAAAAATGAGCTCTTGGTTTTAGCTGCTGCATTTTGTGCAAGTCTTTTACCAAGAGATTCTTCCTTGTTACCTAGAGACTTCTTACCAGAAAGATTTGATCCAGTTCCCTTCTTTGCTTCAATATCAGCAACAGAAAATGTTGGATATTGCTTAAGAATATCAGCAATGGTTGTCTTAAAATTCTTTCCTTCAGGGTCTCTTACTGAGGCAATTGCAATTACATCATCAACAGCTGTAGGTTTTACACCAAGCTGCATTGCTGCAACCTTTGCTTCAGCTTTGGCTGCTTTTGCTGTAGCTTCAGCAAGTTTTACTTCCACAGTCTTATTCTTTTCATCTTCCTCATGCTCATCAGAAATAAGCTTTTTGATATCATCCTCAGACATACCTAATTCCTTCATAAAGTCAAACTTTGGTTCAGGATCCTGCTGAGTTTGATTCTTATTTTGATCGTCATTTACATTATTCTGTTGCTGTCCAGAATTGTTTTGATTTTGCTGATTGTCCTGATTCTTATTATTGTCTGTATCATCATCTGGATTGTTAGCCGGTTCAGCAAAATACTGCATTGAAATTTTTATCATTTTTGGCATATCTTTTCACCTTTCTTAATTAATCAAGAAGATCTGAGCAACCTATACGAATTACTCAGATCAATCATATTTGTTAATCAAACAATTTTCTTTCTAATTCTATTTTTACTTTACAACCAACCTTTTCCATTTGTTGTTTTCTTATGGTTGCTTCTTTAAGGCTGGGATATGAATTTAATCCCCATACCCATCTTTTTCCAAATTTTACTTTTAACCTATACATTTTTTACCTCCGTAAAGTTGTTAGTGTTTATAAGTTATTTTTTTTATTAATTATATTATATCATAAAACCTTGCAAAAGTAAATAGGTAATAAGCATTGTTTACAAAATGTTAATAAACTTTAAGCTTATCCAAAACCTCAGGAACCCTTTCAAACAATTCAATTGTTTCATAATTCAGAGGATTTGTTTTAAATACCTCTTTCCAACGTTTTGGGATATTGTCATATCCAAACCTTGCACCTGCAATACTTCCTGCAATAGCAGCAATTGTATCAGCATCTCCACCATCATTTACTGCATTGATTATACAGTCCTCAAAGGAATTACAATTAAGAGCATAATAATAAGCATTATTCATTGTATTTATTACACAACCAGTTGGTTCCATCGGTTCCTTTGTTTTACTTATGGAATGTAAACCGTAAGAATAACCCAATTGACTATCTGGAATAAGTAAATGCTTTATAAGAGCATCATAAGCTACAATACAAGTTTCTTGACTAAAATTATTGTGGGTCATAAAAGCTTGATCTAAGTTTTTCCAAATATTGTTAAACAATGCACAAGGTAAAGCCCTCATCAAAGCTCCATTTCCAAGAGCTTTAACATCAAAGGCAATTAGCTTCATTTTACCTGCAACATAATGAATATCATTACCCTCATCAAATAGTGTTTTTGCTACCCTCAAAACTCTGGCACAGGTATTGCCAATATCCTTTGGATTAGAGTCAAACCAGTCAATAAAATTTTTGGCAACTAAGTCCATAAATTTCTTTTTTGGATTGTTAGCTTGTTCCATCAAAGCTTTCAAAACACATACTGTCATTTGAGTATCATCTGTAGTTTCACCAGGGGAAAGATTTAACCAACCTCCTCCAATTAGACCCTTAATCTTTTTGGATTCATCAGTTATCTTTTCCTGAAACTCCATTGTAGCTCCCATTGCATCTCCTATGGCAAAACCATAAAGAGAACCTAAGATCTTATTTACCAGTGAACTTAACATACTTATCACACTCTCCTCCAAGAATAACTTTATCTGGTTTATGATTGAACATTGAACATTTAGAGGTATTACCATAGATTGTTGTATCATCGTACTTATATAAACAATCTTTACATTTAAGATTATCATTAGTAATTCTCATGAATGCTTTTTGTTCACTTTCATATCTTTTATCGATATTTTTATCTTTCATTCAATTAAGCTCCTTCTAACTGCCTTGACTTCATAGTGGATTTTCCATCTCTAAGGCCAATGGCACTTGCTTCGAAATTTTGATGATTTATTTTATTATTTACTGCACTTTTCTTAAATCTTGAAGTCTTATTGGCAAATTCCTTTTTAACATCATCAGGAATAACCAAAGCTAAAGCTGTACATTGATCGTCTAAAACACTTTTGATACCTTCAATAAAAGCAAAGTTATAAGACTGGAAGAATCCTTTTGTATAACCACCTTCAGATTTTAGTTTATGATAAGCTTTGATAGAAAGTTTTGACATTGCATTCAGAAGCATTTCATAAACTTTTGTACAAATTTCCACATCTGAAATATGACCAAAGAATATTATTTGTATCTTTTCTTGACCACCTTTGATTATATAGAATTTACATCTGAAATTCTTTGCAACCGCATTAGCAAGAAGTATACAAAACTTAGATGACTCTGTTTTGGTATATCTTTTGTCAGCTTTACCCTCAGATATTTCATTTTGATTACCAAGAGAACCATCTACAGATTTTATACCATATTCAGACATGAGTTTTTGTGCTTTTAAGGCAGCCATCTTAGTTTCATTTTCAGAAGCTCCATTTTCTATTGTTACCTCAAGAAGCTTTTTTATTTTCTGTAGAACCTTTTCGTTAGTCATAACAATTTACCTCCGTAATATATATTTTATTTTATAATTATATTATATCACAGATTTCTGATTTTGTAAATAGATTTTGGGTAATGTTTACAGAAAATTAATAATTAAATATTTAAAATTCGTAGGAAGATTCTTACATCAGAACCTTTATGGCCATCGGATTTTTCAGCTTTAATAAATTCTACATTAGTTCCTGCATTTAATAGCGTTTCTCCTTCATTTTTACCAAATCTAGATATACGCATAATAGAAGAAGCTTTTGTACCTTTAGGGGCATATAATATTACTTCTACATCTCCATCGAATCCTCTATTATATAGAGAACTTGTTGAAGTGAATCCTGCAAGTTTTCCTTGCAATCCTCCATACCGTTCATTCAATTCTTTAGCAAACAATTCATCATCATTAAATGCGTGTTTCAATTGATATAGCATTTTTTTATTGCTACTAAAATCCCCAGAAAGCAATCCTGCTAAATCACCCAGATCCGTTCCTCTTCTTAATACCAAGTCTTCTGCTAATTCAACCTTATCCAGTCCACCTTTTGCATTTTTTAATGCTTCGATATAATAATCAGAGATTCCGGAAATTGATTTTGCTTGGCCTTTTGTTTTGCCTCCCTCTATCAATCTTAAATAGGAATTAATGTCTCTATAAGCACTACCTGTATAAGTTTCTAGTCCTTCAATTTCTTTTTCTGATAGTTTATCAAAAACTTGGTCTTCTAGTTTTAACATATGACTTTCAGTTTGTTCTTTTATTTTATCCATCCATTTTTCCTTGATGAATTTATGTAGATCTTCCTCATTTTGAATTGATTGTTTAGCAGCAGATTTTTCAGCTTGATTGATTAGCTTTTCGCCTGTTATCATTCTGTTTGGAGCAAGTTTCTTATTATAGAATTTTTCCAATTGCTGATAAGGGTGTGGATCACCCCAACTAGTTCCCATATCTTCTAATATTTTACCAGCTTGTGAAGTAGATACCTTATGTGACCAATCATTAAAATCACTTGGAACATTATCAGGAGTAAATCCATATGGAGTTAAATATTCTTGTTGGTCCTCATTAAATACCTTATCAACAAAACCAGAATCTTTTTCTTGAGCATTCTTTTTCAGTGCCTCAAGCTTAGCTCTTAATTCATCTCTTTTAGGAGATAATTCATCTTGCATTTCTTCTGATATTTGTTTAGGTGTTTTTGAAAAATGTGTAGCCATAGTGCACTGACCATTAGGATGATCTAGGGGAAGCTTATTAGGAGCATATACTTTACCGTTTCTTTGGGCACATATATCACACATTCTTTTGGAACCAGTTGCTAACCAAAGAATCCCATCAGACAAAGGATTTTGTTCAGTTATTTCTTTTACCGATTGTTGATAAGCATGGGTTATTGTTGTTCTTACCAAACGTTGTGCATTATAATCAACTTTTTTATTACTTCCAGGATATAACCTTGACCAATCATAATCCTTTTTGGCAGAAGGATTTACATACTTTTCAAGATCTTTTGCTATATCATAAGTTGGGGTCTGCATTGCAATTCCTTGAGCAATTATCTTTCTAATATCTCTGTTTGTAGCATTATTAATATCCCAGATTCTACTGGATAAAGTCCATTTTGATTTATAAAGACTTCCATTAGTAATAGACGTGACTACATCTTTTGGAACATAAGAAAAAGCACCTTTAATATTCAATCCATATTGATTGAGAATTTTTACGTTATCATTTACCACAGCCTCAGAAATATCTTTAATATTATACTGTACCTGGGAGAATGTATCTAAAGCCACATCATCATAAGCAGCTTTTATTTTCTTTTGGAGGTCAAGTAAATACCCTTTTTGATATGAAGTAGACTTTGTGTTAATACCCTCATCAAGCTTTTTGATTTCCTTTGAGATCTTATTATAAGCATTTTCATAAAGTTTCTTCATTCTCTTTTCTGCAGTATCAGTTAATTTCTTATGATACAAATCACTTTTACCAAATTCAAGGGGCATTACTTTCACCTACTTTCTTTGTTTACATATTAGCAAAATCATCTTCCGAAAAACCAGAATCTTCAAATAGTTGTTTTTCCAAAGCAATTTGTTTTAATTCTTCATTTGCTTTATCATCAGATAACAGTCTCCATTTTTTCATATATGATTTCTTAGACATTGTTTGTTGCATTACCTCTTGGAGGTCCATATTCTTTTCATCTTGCTCATCTTCAGGTAATGGATAATTGATTTCAATTTTTACCGTATATTCGAATGGAACAATTGATTGACTAGTATACCTCTTAATTGTTTGAGGATAATAAGTAGCACCATCAATAATACAGGAAATGAGGTATCTTATTTTTGGACCCCAGGTTTTCATCTTTTCCTTACATCTTACAATCAATGGCCAATAAACAGATTTTAATGCTTTACCTGAAGTAATTACACCAGACATATTTTCAAGGGATATATCAGGAATATCCACTTGGTCATACATTGAGGATTTTATTCTTCTTAATGTTGTATCAAGAGGAGTACTATAGCTCATTGTATTTTCCAATGTACCAATCTGTGGACTAGATGATTCCAGATTTTGGTCTGAGGTTAAATCCCAATAAGCACCAGGACTAGTAGAAAGTCCCTTTGTACTATTAGGTTCCATATCGATGGTATACCTTGGAGCGTTCATTGTCTTTCTTTCAGTATCTACATCAGCATTAGCTAATTTACTGTATTGAGATTCATATCCTTTAAGATTCTCAATTTCAGATTCACCATATTCATCACCAATAAGACCATCATTTACAAACACTGCAGCAGGTATCTTATCAAACTCAGTTGCCTTCAATGGATATGTTACTTCCAGAAGATTTCCTGTACCATCATAAATAGAATCCTCAGCATAACATATATCTTGTATTTCACCTTCGTTATTCCTACTTGGTTTAAGGATATATTTCTTCTTGAATATTCGTACCTCAGAAAGATTATCACTTTCCTTAATAATTTGGAATGATACAAATTTCTTGAGGATATTTGGTTGATCTTCCTTATATTCAGCAATGAATTCAGTTGACTTTAGAAAGGTTATTGTTACACCTGATTCAACATTAAAATTTAACATACAAGCAATTCTACCACCAATGAAACAATCCTTAGCAGCCTGGAGTAATTGTTTATCAAAGTCATTTACTTCAAGGACCTTATCAACGTAAGCTTGGGTATTATCAATAAATTCTGCAATCACCTCATTTGGATCTACAGAGTTACTTGATTCTACCTTAATATCAGGTGTTTCTGCAAACATAAAACGGGCTTCTTTATTGATTAACCTTGCACACATTTTATGCTTAAGGTCAGAAGCAATATAATCAGCATTAGTTCCTTCAGTTGTAAATTCTGCACCTTTTCTATATATATCATAATATTCAAATACTCTTTTAAATTTTTCCTGAACATACATAGGTGTTTCAGATTCCTCATTGATTATTGAATAAGGTATTCTTCTATCACAATATATATACCCTGGTTTAGTATTATCATTCATCATTATTAATCACCTCTTTTAGAATTGTATTTACGTTCTTTAATGTCTGATACATTATAAGTATCTAAGGCATACCATATAGCACTAAAGGTATGTGGATCTATATTAAATTCATCAAATATAATATTACCTCTAGAATCAGTAGCATAAGTTAAATCCTTCAGTTCCTTTATTGTGTTTTTACATTTAGGACTACATATAATTTTCCTGAATCTTTTGATTTTTCTTGTATTGGATAATCTGGATCCTGCAAATTTATTTTTACAACTACGAATCTTATAACCACATTGACGATAGAATGCCACTGCCTTTGGATCTTCATTATCACCAATGATTGGATTTATATATATTCCTTCTTCTTGTCTTTGCTTGATTCTTAACATTTCATCTAATGTAGCCATTTTATCATCAGTGATATGGTTTACATAGATCTCATCATAAATATAAAGGTATTTATTCTTATCATCTACTGCCATTGATACAACAGCATTATAAGAAGTTTCAAAACCAAAGTCAAAACCAAAGAAATGATACTTCATAGGAATATTAGCAATAGCTGATTTGAATTTGTTTGGATCTTTTGCAACTTGAAATTGAGGAAGAACTCTTGTACCTACTGCACCAAATCTACCATACCTTGCTATCCTATACAATGTTGGATCGTAATTTTGCATATCATCTATTTCTTTGATATATTCTTTAGGAAGGAATGGGTTATCATCTGCTGTACTATGATGATAATATGTACCGTTTTTGATTAAGGTTCTCCTTTCATAGAACTCATTCTCATCACATATAGTTCTTATCTTACCTTCATCATCCATGTGTACAAAGAAATGATTATACACCCAATTGCTTCTACTGATCGGATTACAGGTTAATAAGAAATGTTGTTTTCTATTTGGAGTTCTAAGTCTTAAGGATATTTCTTTATAACCCTCATATTTGATTTCAGAACATTCCTCAATCCATACTATATTTACACCATTTAAGGATTTTAGTTTAGCTGGTTTATCCATACCTCTGAATATGATTCTTGATCCATTTGGGAATATAAATTCCATAGGTGAGTTTTTCTTTCTTACCTTTATCTTATATTCATTTCTATTACCATCATCAGCAATAAGTTCCATATCCTCAAGTATTTCATTGAACAAATCAAAACAGGATTCTTTTATTGTTTCATATACCTCACGAATAACCAATACCTTAGAAGTTTCAGATAAACATTTTAGAATGATTTTAAATGCAGTATCATAAGACTTACCTGAACCATATCCTCCAATAAGCAAATATCTTCTATAGTCCCAATCAAATACATAATCAATGAACCTATCTGGAATTTGTTTATTTATTACCATTATTCTTCACCTAACCATTCCAGTTCCTCTTGGGTATATTGTACTTTAGATTTCGGCTTTTTAGAGGTTACTTTTTTATTTATACTTTTATTATTCTTTTGATTTTGTTCTTCTACATCGATATTGATACCTGAGAGAATATCCTCATATTGTTCATATTTACTTTGAGGAATATCTTCTTCAGTAGTTTCAGTTTTATCAGTTTTAGATATTACCTTTTCTTTTTCGTTTATGTTTTCCTCTTCCCAGAGTTCTTCATCTTCATTATTACTATTTTCATTTTTCTTATCTGAAGCCTTATATATATTTACAGTTATCTTATTATCAGAATCTTTAAGTTCGAAGGAATTATCTCTATTTCTTTTCCATTGATCTGGTTTTCTATTATTTAACCATATTGCAATAGCTGTTGTATTAGGAGCAATTTCCTTTTCTGTTATTTCAGTTCTGATTTCAAAATTACCATCTTTATCAGGTCTATTACTTCTTATTACCTTTGTCTCTCTAGTAGTATAACCTAAAGCAGATTTTAATAAAGCATTCTCTACCTGATAATCTATGACCTCTTTGCCTTTATATAAAGCTTTTTTGAATTGTGGATATTGTTCTATCCATCTATAGAATGTTTGGATTGTGATTCCTATTCTTTTACAGATATCATTTCTTGTATAACCATCTCTTGCCCAACATTCTATCAACATTAATTTATCTTCTGTTAACCATTCATCTACATAAGACTTATGGGTTGTTTTTACTTTTGAATTTGAAATAAGAATCACTTCCTTTTTTTTAAAGTTCTTTATAAATAGATTTAAGCCTCCATCAGATATTACACCAATAGAAGCTTAAGTTTATTTATTTTTAGGTTTATTTCTTGAATGCTCTTATCCAAGTATCTGTTAGTTTATATACATTATACTCTTGTTTAAGTTTAACAAGGAAAGCATTAAGAACAATTGTGTTTGTAAATTTATGAGGATATATTTCTATAATTCCTTCATATTTGTTTTTGATTTTCTTTTGCTTGGTTAAATCCTTAATCATTTTCTTAAGTTCTGAATGTTCATTCATGATTTAATTACCTCCATAAGATTTTTGTATATTATTTATTATTTATTATATATATTATAACACAAATTTAGGTAAAAGTAAATAGGTTTAATTCAATGTTTACAAAATATTAATAGTTATTTTACTTTATTCTTTACCTTTGGATTATCATAATAGCCTTGATTCTCTAATTCATTCTCAAGTTCATTTACCCATTTTATCATTTCTGGAATTCTTTTAGTATCTACTCTACAAATATCAGAACTTTCATTTGTTGTAAATCTTTTGGGTGGAGACTTTATCTTATCAAAAAGTGGTCTATTCAATATCCACCTAAAGAAAGTATAGATCAAATAAAGAACTATAAAGGAAAGTAGAAATACATAAAGTGGATATATATCATAAATTTTTGATTCTACTGTAACGATAGTTATGAGAATTATATCTAAACATAGATTATGAGTTTGACCAAGGATTCTTTTTACTTTATGATAAATATTAATCAGGAATTGTTTCACCATTCTCAATTAAAAACACCTTCAAATCTGTTACCTCTTTTCTAGCTACCTTATCAGCTAATTCATTTTGAGGATTTCCTGAATGACCTGCAACCTTTTCGAATATGATGGGTATTTTATCTTTACAAATTAAATAAGATCTCCAAAACAATAACCAAAGGTCTTTATTTTTTACATCCTCTCTTGATTGTGTTTTCCATTTATTTAGTCTCCACTTTTGAATCCATCCTTTGTTTATAGCATTAATACAATAAGCAGAATCAGAACAAATTTTAAATTGATCGACCTCATTTTTAATCCACTCATTTTTATCATGTAAAGTAGAGATGAATGCCAATGTTTTAACTATAGCAATTAATTCCATTCTGTTATTTGTTGTATGTATTGCATTACCTGAATAGATCTTTACACCACTAGGAAAACAAAATATTGAGGACCATCCTCCAATGCCTGGATTACCAGAACAAGCACCATCAGTAAATATTTTTATTTCATTCATCCTTTTCTTTTCTTCACCTCTTTATCCCTTATGGCAAAATAGATTCTGATTACCACTTTCATCATAAGTTCATTAAGAGTCATACCATAAATAGTATCAAGATATATTTTACCTACAACATCTCTTATTGAGATAGTCCAATATCTTGGTGAGTTATTAGAATTATGTAGTACATAACCAATCCTGAAACAATACTTATCCATCGCTTTATTCATATATTTTTCCAACATATCCATTGGAATTTCCTCATCTAAGGAATACCTATCAAATGGCTTTATCTTTCTTATAATTTTTATGAGCTTTATTTTCTGTTCTTCATCTGAACAATCAAGCTTCATAATATCTTCTGCTGTTACTTTCATTTATGATACCTCAATTCTTATTTACTAACAAAGCCGGCCTAGATCAACCAAGCCGGCCTTAAAGTAAAATATATAGGAAGTTTAAAAATGGAGTGGCTTAATTAATTAGATATCCCAATCCTCTTCATCTGCATCATCTTCAACCTTCTTTGCCTTCTTTGCAGGCTTTTCAGCAGGTGTCTTATCAGCCTTCTTCTTTGGCTTTGGAGTTTCCTCAACCTCATCATCGGACCAATCATCATCTGAATCATCCTCTGCAGACTGAGCTTCCTCAAACTCCTTAAGCTTTCTTGCGTAATACTTAGAATCCTTCTTAGCCATTACTCTGATACCCTTTTCCTTACAGATCTTGAAGAGTTCCTGTGGCTTCATAGATTCATAATCAGTTGCATCTGAATCCTCATCAGATTCCTCTTCCTCAACTGGTTCCTCTTCCTTTACCTTCTTAGATCCTCTCTTCTTTGGCTTTGTAGCCTCTTCCTCAGTTTCCTCTGAAGAATCCTCATTACCATCGATATCATCCTCTGAACCATTGTCAGCTTCACCAGTAGACTTGATTACCTTCTCAATCTTACCAACAGTTGCCCATTCAGGAAGGAAACCAATAAGCATCTTAGCTGCCATAGCATCACCAGATGCAATAGCTGTCATAAGTCTTGATACATTTGGGAATCTTCTGTAAAGATCTGCAATCTCCTCTGAATTCAGGTCTGCTGCTGAGATTACCTTCATTGCTTCTGCCATTGTCCAATTCTTTGCCATAATAAATTTCTCCTTTAATAATTAGATTTTGTTTTTAACCGTACTACCAAATTTACATCTTGTAATTATATTATTTGGTTTATTTGATTATGATTATATTATATCACAAAACTTAGTGTTTGTAAATAGGTTTTGAGTAATGTTTACAGAAAATTAATATAATTATTTATCCCAATTATCTGCATCTTCCTCTGCCTTATGTATTGCTACATTCAAAGCATCCCTTAATTCCTTAAGACTTTCAATCGATTCAATATGAATTGCACCTTTAAGGAATACAGTTGTATTTCTTCCAGCCTCTTCAACAAATAATTGCTGAGCTATAGTAAAACCTTTACCCGGGACCGACGAAACTATTATTTGCCTTGATTTGCTGATCTTCAGGGAAGCAAGTTGTTCATAATTATTTCTCTGTTTGAACTTCATCTTCATTACCTCCTTCCTCAACCTCAATCGTTGAAGTGAATTTAGCAATGAATCTTTCTGAACCAATAAGCTTATTAACATTATCTGTTTCAACATAATCAGTAATGCTGTTAAACTTAATGATACCCTCACCATCACCATCAACTGTGATTGATTTAATGCGGAACATACCAAGCTTAAATGGTTTTCCCTCAGGAAGTTTAGCCACAATATTGACATCATTATTTAATGCCTGAATCAACTGAATGTAATCAGTTAGCTCTGAATAATCACAGGTAATTGAAAGATCAATATTACCATTCTTCCTCAAACTATGGCCATTGTAATGAGCTACACACTTAAGAGCAAATTTGTTTACCATGCTTTTCTTTCCTTTCTGTATTTTTCTTCTTTTTGTTTATAAAATTCATTTCTGGCATTTTCGCTAGATTTGATTTTATTTTTTATAGTTTTTGGTTTTACATCATCAAGATCTAATTCTTGATTTTGCTTTTTACATTTACCAGTTTCAATGTATTGTACTACATCTTCTATATCTGTAGGTTTTACCATTAACCAAACTTCATTTGTGTTTAGGAATTGAATTGCAAATAATGGAATTTTATGAGCAACCAAAGCATTCTTTTCCAAAGTTCTTATATCCTTTTGATTGACCTTTATACTTTGAGCATCTGTACTTTTAAGTTGGCAAATAACATAATCGTTTTGACCATCTTCTTTTTCAATCCAGGTTGAACCAGAATTCAAAGTAGGTTTTAAACCTAAGGATTCCATTACCTCAGCTTCATTCTTTCGATAAAACTTAAATGTTCTCTTCTGCATTATATATTTTACCAATATTATTTAAGACGTAAGCTAAAGCATTTTCACAATCGAGTAGATGATTGATTGCCTCTACATTCCTATGTGGACCTACAGGATTAAATGATTTATGAGACCTACTTATTGCAAGCTCTACTTCAATAATTTCTTTTCTTGCATTAAGAAGTTTTATTCCCATTTCTTCTTTTGTCATTTTCTAATACCTCATAATATGAACATTAACTGTCCGTCATAATCAAAGGCAAAATAAGATTTGGCCTTTTTCGCTTTTTCAATTTCTTCTTTTCTTAAGAGATTTCTTTTAGATTCTATCATTAGTTGTTTCCAATATTTCTTCATCTTTGCTCTTGTTTTATAAAACTCATTAGAAGTTAAATTTTCTTTTCGTTTTATTTTATGAGCAATATGTGTAAGAAATACACAATCAATTTTTGAAAAACCTGTATTGTTTTCTGATATTGTTATACCAGATTGTTTTTCTTCGTACGTTTGATTATTGTACACAACCAATACTGCTTTATATACAGCATTTGGATTTTTATCCAAAAGATCTTGAATATAAGTTTTCCATTGTTTTTGATTAGTAAAGTTTTCATATATTTCTGAAATATTAACCACCTTACTTCTTTTTAATTTTTCCTTGGTCAACTAACATCTTTATTCTATTACCAGTCATTGTTATTGTTGATTGTTCTTCAGGTAATAACCTGGAATATAAATCATAACCAGTACTAGGATCAAAGTCATAAAATACATAAGCATAAATTGTTTTTTCTGATTCCTCAGGATATTTGTTTAACAACCTTGCTAATTGTTGAGAATTACAATCATATGTGTAATCATCTACAACTGAAATACCAAGTACATAATATAAATAACAGTGAACTAATAACCAGTTTTCTAACATTTGGATTTTAGTTGTTATACTCCAATATGGATTCTTAAATTTCAATTTTTGTTTCCTTTATTTAAAATTGATTAAAGTATTATTATTTATTGATTTAAATATATTATATCACAGTTCTGCTGATTTGTAAATAGGTTTTTGGAATAATTTACAAAAAATTAATAAATTATTTTACCTTACGATAAGAATTGGCCCTCTTTAAACGGAATATGCTATCCGAATCAGCTTGCCTACAGTCACTTAAGAATTTTCTGCTTTTGTCAACTTCTACTTTAAATTCTTTATATAATTCACAAGAAGAATGACAATTCAATTTTCTTTCTTCACATTTATAACATGGATTCTTGATAGCCATTATCATTTCTCCTTATTAAGTTTTTGTTGCGTTAGTGGAATAAAACCATATAATGATATACAAGCTGAATCAGCAGCATCGTCATCATAAGTAAATCTTTTGCCTTTCTTTTCAATGACACCTTTCTTTTTTCTACCATTAATAGGACGAATAAGTTTATCCTCATAACCTTGTGATATTAACCATTTGATTGTTGGCCATTTCTTTGGGTCAATACCATATGAATTATTTTGAGGTTTTGAAGTACCAATGATTTGTGATTTCCAAGCTCTTGTATCTACTGAATAAACTGGAATACCAAACTCATAAGCACAATCAATAATGATTGAATTAAGAGCACCAATGGATTTTATATAGTCAATATTAAGAAAACCTTCAGACCTTAAACGGATTCTTTCAATTATAACTATTAATTCAGCACCATACTTATCAGCTAATAAGAAGTATTTTTCAAAGACTTTACTAAGTTTGTCTTTTAATCTTTGTCTACGCTCTGAATTATTTTCAAAACAGTCCAATCTAAGGTTTGATATATTTTTTATTTTACCATCGGCTGAAACTGAAATACCAGTATTTTTATAAGATTGGTCAATTCCAATTACAATTTTACTGATTACATATTTCATTGTTTACACACTCCAAAGCAGATTCAATTGTTTTGTCCATATCAGAATACATATATTTGCCAAGACGTCCACCAAATATGACTTTATTTGATATTGCATTAGCAAGTTCTTTATACTTAGAATATAATTTCTCATTCTTTTCATCATTAATTGGATAATATGGTTCACAACCTTTTTTCCATTCAATTGGATATTCCCTGGAAATTATAGTATGTTTAATATTTTCAGCTGAATCACCATCAAACCATTTATGCTCAATGATTCTTGTGAATGGAGTTTCTGAGTCAGTATAATTAACTACCGCATTACCTTGATAATTTGATTTTTTAATAAGCTCTTGCTCAAAATGTAATGAACGATATTGAAGATAACCATACTCATAATTAAAGAAAGAATCAATAGAGCCAGTAAATAATATTTTATTAGCAATATTTTCAAAGATCTTGCGATTATCAAAAAAGTCTGCATTAAGCATTACATCAATATTGTCTGAGGTAAGCATTTTGTCAACCATTATTGTATAACCATCAACAGGAATACCCTGATATTTAGCATTGAAATA